TTGGAGCGATCAATTGAGGCCGCGCCATTCTGTTCTTGGCTTCGATGATCTGTGAGACTGTCCTGTTGTATTCTTTCTGGATAGGGATAAGATCCTTTATCACCGACTCGGCATAGAACCTTCCAGTTGGAATATGATCTATCTTCGAGAATGGGTATCTCATATTTTGGTACGGCCACGTTGTAGACAGGCTTAGTATCTGCTCTCCAGCCCAAATGATTACTGCCCCTGCTGGGTAATTCGGACACGGCTTCACCCACATCTCTTTAACGTAAACAAGTTCTCGTGAAGTAGCCGAAGCAATACCTAAAGCAGAAAAGAATCGCTGCTCTAGAGAGAGTCCTGTAGAAGATACGTCTGTCTCTGCTTCTAGACCATACGTACCCTTAACCCAATCCGCATCCTTGGCAGCCGCGTGAATAACATAAGGCTGATTCTCAATCTCTTCCTCTTCCAAATCGGGTGCGAAGAGATGAAACGCGTTAATTGGGTCTAAACAGACTGAACCAGGAACTCCAGAGGAATCGGGCTTATCGGGGTCGTAATACGTCTTAATAAACGCCGATCCGCATATCAAGGCCCAAAATACTGTTCGACGTTTAACTGGCTCAAATCCAAGTTCTTGGAACAGATACTCAGAGATTGCTTCTGCCGCCCTACTTGACGTAATATCTTTATCTTCTGTGGTGTTTGGGACCACATAGTATTGTAGCCGCTCTTTGCTGAGTTTGGTAAGTTCTTTTCTAATAACTGGACGAATCTTATTAACAACAAGTCTAACTCGCCACTTTGGAGCGGGAGGTTCGTACAGCTTGTAAAACTCAAAGTTATTTGTTGCTGTTCCAACCCATTCCACCCACTGTCGGCCGAAGTAAAACGCCATATTGTAGTACCAGTCACGCTCAAAAGAAACGCGCTGATCTTTGGCAAGCTTAAACTTCTTTTCGCAATCCGCCAGAATCTTTTGTGATTCTTCTTTTGAGAGTTTCTGAGCCTGTTCAGGACCAGACATATAAACCATCTGGTTCATAGCCTGTTCAGACATTTGCTGTCCCTGTTGGCCGGGAGCGGCTGGCATCGTATCAGTCATTTAGAATCCCCAAATCCCTAAAATCGTCCTCATACGATACCAGCACTTCTCCATTGGCAACTGCCCCTCCATATGCCCTAGCCACTCTCTCTAGTTCTGCTTCATCGGAACCAGATACATAGTCAGGACTAGGCGAAGAGATTGAGTTGGTTGCTTGCAGGGTTTGGTACGTCCACTGATCCGCGCTCATCAGTCTGTCCAGCAAGTTCTTTCTCTCTTGCTGCCAACTTAACTGCTCTGCGTAGTGCTGCTCTCTCTCGCTTTGCAGTTGGATCTTCGAATCGGTTCGCATCCAAGAAATCAAGAAGGCCATAAAGGTCAATACCGCAAGTAAGCAGACCGTCAAACAGATTCCCAAAATCATTGATCTGCTTCCTTAGATCGTCGAGTTCTTCTTGGAGTCGTTCCATCGAACGATCGTCAGAACGAGTGTATCCTGCAATCTTTGCCATCTGATCTACGCAATAGTTACAGTAATAGACGTGACCAAAGAAATCTTCGATCATTTCCATATCCATAAAAAATTCGCGATCAGATGCTCCACCACAAAGCCGGCAATGACCTGGAGAGCGAGCAGCAACTTCTACCAGATACATTACTTCTTAGAACTCTTCGCCTCAGCCTCTTCCGCAGGGGCTTCCTCTTCTCCGCTTGCAGCCGCTTCGTCTGCCTTCTTACGCGCAGCGGGAGTAACAGCAGCGATTGTACCTTCCGGGCCAATCGGAATATTAAGGATAACAGCAGGCGTATCTGGAGAAACCTGATGAAAGGCGGAACCAATGCTGGAATTCAACTGCCACGGACGAGTACCATCGAACTCCACATCGAATGATGCAACAATCTCATCCGTATCGAAGTTCTTAATATCAAATCGGACCATTACCAATCATCTCCTAGCATCGAGTTAACGTCTTTTGCCCCGTAATCTTGCAACCTTGTGAGGTCTAGATCCACCCCGTATCTAGGAGAATCTAGAACTAGCGCCTCTGAGCTACCCAACAGATTCTTCGGTTCCGGTAGTGATACTTCATCTGCTGAGAATCTACTTGCAACTCCGTAACGTAAAGCGTCACAAGCGTGATCGTCTTTCTTAACTGGGACTTCTTTAATATTATTCGTCGCTTCGATCTTACGACTAGACCATCTGCCCCAACGGTACCGTTGCATTTCCCAGAGTAGTTTCTCACAATTCCTCGCAATCATGAGTTGATTACTCTCAAGCAATCTAGCTACCCTGTTAATACCTCCAGGTACATTATTATTCCCGAGAGCAATTGAGAGGCCACACTCCACATACTCGATTTGAACAGAAGTACCCGTTATTGGGTCTGTATTTCTGATAGACGGATCGCCTACGATAAAAGTCGGGTCAACTCCAAGAACCTGGCATCGTTCCCTAATTTGGCTCGCATGATAGGAAACAATCTCTCCCGACACGTAGTATTCATCATAAATAAGCAATCGACCGTCAGAGTCCGCCGCAATCCATAGGAAACAGGTGGGGTTATTAAATCCATGGTCCATCGCAAGGAAGTGCGTCCATTTTGTACGGACAGTCTCCCAGCGTTCTGTGCCAAGAATGGGTTGGATAACGTTGGCGCCTTCCTTAAGATACCTTCCATAGATCAGACCACCAATCTGAACGAACTTACCGTGACGTCGTGCTTGCTTTTCCTCCTCAGTCATACCAGCCAGGTACGAATCAATTTCATTCGTGTTGATATAGATATTTGAATCCATCCCTACTTCAATTACATAAGGATCTGGATTCAATTTCGAGGGCAAATAGATATCATCGTACACCCACGTCATTCCATCTAGCGGTGTCATAGTAAGAATCCATGAACCACTAATATCAATTAGACGAGCCATATTCTCGTTGAAAATTTCCTTCGGAGGCTCTTCATCAAACCAAATAATATGACGAGAGGTACCCGCATGTTTATCTACATCTTGGTCATACGAAAGGAACTCCATCGTTGAACCATTAGCTAGAGTCAACATACGGGTACTCTTCTGGAAAGATTTCTCCCAGCTCCCGTCAATTAACTCGCTTGGGGGCATCCAGCGAGCAATCTCTGGTTTCATTATCAATTCGAATCCATGGTCGAAGTCCACAGAAACGCCACGGGCTTGAATAGGTGGTGGAGGAGTAGGTCGATAGGGGTGCTTCCCTGTCAACCACATAATCATCTCTGTAGCGCCACATACCGTTTTCCCCGCTCGGTTGCCTCCCATTAAGCCGCGGCCTTTAGCCATAGAGGCGTGAATAAGTCTCTGATGTTCCATCGGCTTGTAACCAAAGACACTAGGCCGAATCGACGTCCTTCTAAGGACAGAAGTTAGTTCAGCTAGAATCTCTTGTTCCGCTAGAACTCGTGCCTTTCTCGCCATGCTCCCTATCTCGATCCTTTAAAAAAGGCAAGTCGCTAATTGGCATGATACCTACCATAACCATACCAATTACTAACTCTGGTATGGAAGGATCTGGCCCATAAAGCCCGTCTATAATTACAAGTATGCCTAAGAGAAAGATCACTACTCGTCGAATCACATCAAAGAGGTTCATAATCTCTCTACAGGGCCGAGAATTTAAGGCGTAAAGCGTCCCCACAAATCTCCAGTGGGGTTTTCTCCTACGACTGGACCAGTTTTCTCCATGTACGTGTTATTCACGTCAATTGGAGCGTAACCGAAGTCCTTAGTAGCTTCCTCTAGAGCGGCGTTCGTTGGGAGCCAAAATTTGCCGCCATCGAATACAATAAAAGCATTTCCCCAATTATTAGCGTCACCATTCTTTACAAGAACTCTCACACTATCATCTCCTGGCGTAGGCATTGGTGCGCTAACTAGGAGCGAGCCAACGCGAGTACGGAATGTATCAATTCGATCTTGGTAACCAGCCCAATCTTGTCCGCTCTCCCACGGACCAAAAGGATCAATTTTCCGGCCAGGGGTTGAAGTACCGGGTCCACACCATTCTTTATGAGCAAAGACTACCAGAGGATCAGTCCAACCGAAATTCTTCATTACTTCGGCGCAGAACTTAGCTGTAGAGTCTATTTGGGCTTCTGGATACGCTTCCGCGCCCGTTCCTGGATTTCCAATTTCGATTGAGACTGTGTTAAAGTTAACTTTGTCTTGAGCAATAGTTCCGAGCGGCGTGTTGTAAGGCCCACCTTTACCGCCGTGATTACAAGAACCAGCAGCACAAACATAAATGGTACCGTTCCGAGAAATGTAGACATTACTAATAGGAGCAGAATCACTACCACTAGTAATGTAAGACGCATCTCCCGCACCATCAGAACTTTTCCCGCTCGCTGTGTGATGAACTGTGATTCCTTTAAGTGCATCAAAACCGCCGTGGCTATTAGAACGAGTAGCCCAGCCGCCTTGCTCGACGACTGGATAACCCGTCCATCTAGCCAAATCAGCTAGATTAGAAATAAAGATACTCATTAGAGTCCTTGTGTTGCTTCCTCGACTGTCTCTTCTCCATGCTCTACTTCTGGCATTTCCTCGGGAACTTCTTCACCATCATCCTCCATACCCTCCGGCTCTTCTGCCGGAACTTCCTCAGGACCAGTCTCACTCATTTGATTTCCTCTCTAGGCAGGCATGTTGCCATTAGTTAGAACAGCTGACTTATAATCCATCAAGGACATATTATTTGGTAGTCCAAGACCAAGAATAACAGAACGTTCCTGATACCATTCACGTTCTTCATCAGAAACTGAACCGTCCTCTATACCGGCTCCAGTAAAATACCAACGCTTAGCGTCATTAACTGTATTTGTATTCGGAGAGACAGTCTGTCGATTGAAGTAAGTACGTTCTTTCGCCTCCCACGAAGAACCTACCTCAGCAGTAAGCCGAAGCATCACAAGATCCGCTATGCTAGGCACTAGCAGGCCAATTCGCTTGAACTGATGAGAGAATCATTCCATCTGTAATAACAGATTCATCTCCACCAGGATTAGGAATATTAGCATCGAGTGCGTAGGAATAGGCAGCTTCTACGTCAGATGCCGAGGCTACTGCCCATCTAATCTCTTCTAGGTAGAGATTAGGTGCAACCGGACCTCCCTTTGACTGCTGCTCCTGTGCAATAGCAGACATAATGCGAGAAATGTATGCCTGATCGTTCACACATATACCTATAGTCTTGTAAGACACTTAGTAACCAATCCTTTCCATAGTCCACCAACAACGGGACCCTTGCAGAGCTTTACCACTTCCGTCAGCTGAGTAATAAAAGGCTAATTGATCTGCTGCCTGAACATTAGCAAAGATCGTTTGAATTTGGGCATTACACCAGTTTCCGTTCATACTGTTTACCACATCCACATTCGCAATAATAGAGAGACTTCGAAATTGCACGCAGGAAACGGTTACATATTGACCTACTGGTGTAGTTACATTAGCTGTAAAAGAAGCAGTCAGTCGATAAGTACCGGGATAAGTTGCAATGACTCTGCTCGGAGGGTTACTCCCCATTCCTACAGACACATCTATAGTAATAGGAACCTCTGCATTAGACCCTGGTATAGTAGGGTTACCCGTTACTCTACCAGCGGCATAACAAGGACTTGGTACCCATACTCCTGCAACTCTCTCCCAGATTACATTACTACCAGTATCAAAACATCTCGCTCCATTTGGAGGACTGGTCCAAGCAGCATCTCTAGCGGCAGCAGAAGCAAAAATAGGAAATGATCCATCAAACTTCCATGCCATATCTGTAGGATTAGATCCAGTACGACGAAGAACTTGTTGATCTACTCCTGATGGAATTCTATTATCCACGTATTGCTTAGTAACAGCCTCAAGAGCAAGCGTTGGATCAGCGGGTAGAGATATAGGAGTAGTTGATTTTCTACTCATCCAAGTACCGTGATTCTATAATCACCTGCTGCTGGAGCGACAGCAAATCGAACAGTCACATTATTAGTATCAGTTGCCTCAACATCACACTCTACTTCATCCCATGGAGTAGTTGAACGAATCACTGAAACAAGTACGTCACGCGTTCCAAAAGCATGGTTAACTACGGTTGAAGTAGCAGCGGCACAAGCAGCAGAAAGCTTACGAGCAAGTGTCCCTGCCATAATTGTTGCCAAGTTAGCAGGGGTCAAATCTTCTGGAGCGCCAGCGCTTGCAGTAACACGACCTTTGATTGTATTCTGGTTCATGTTTGCCATCTTGGCATTTGTTACTGCCGAGTTGGCAATTGTGGTAGCATTGGAACTCGCCGGTGCAGTTACATCGCCAGTAAGAGCAGCACGACTAAGAAGATCAGCAGCAACAACGAGAGAAGCGTCCACAGTAACGTCAAAAGCGTTACCGTTCTGAACAAGACCAGCACCAGCAGTTAAAGCTGTTCCAGCGCCAAACTGTGCCCAAACTGTTGTAGTTGATCCTGGAGTAATTGGAGCGTCAGTTGTACAAACCCAAACAGTGTTACCTAGAGTTGTACCTTCCGAGACAAAGGCAGCAGCACCTTCTAGTTCTCCTACAGCATCGGCGTCCGTTGCCCTAGTCCATGCGCCAGCAGCAACTATATAAATACCATTCTGCGATCCTGTAGTCTGATTCTTAACAAGAACTCGATCACCAACAATCGCTGACACACCATCAATTGTCTGCGCAGCCGAAAGAGAAATGTTAACTGTTGTTGCACATCTAACTGCTTCTTTCCAGGAAAGTCCTGCTGCTACGTTATCAACGTAATTCTTAGTAGCAGCGTCCTGAGCACCCGTAGGATCAGCTAAGTTAATAATTCTTTGGCTGTTAAGATTAACGCTAGCCGTAGGAACACCAAGAGCAGAAAGTGCAATTGCTGAGTGAGCAGCATTATCATGCGTTGGGTTACCGTGTGCGTGATCCGAACGAGCAAGCGTAGCAGCAGCACCGTTTGTAGATGAAGCACCAAAAGTAGCTTCTGCTGTTACTGCTCCAAAAGCTTCTCGACCATGCTTGTGATCTTCACGCGCATACGTAGTAGCAACGCCGACTACAGCAGCATCACCGACTGCTTGAGTTGTAACCGTTGTCGCTGGTACTGCTCCTGCTCCACCTTGTGCAGCAACCCAGCCAGAACCATTGTACCAATAAAGAATGTTACCGCCGGTATCGAAATAAATTTGACCCTTGACAGGCAAGGAAGGAGCAGATGGAAGATTCTGAATTACAGCATTCTGTAATTCTAGTTTCGTTAGATCAATTGCGGTCTGAAACTTACGAGCCATCCGTACTCCTAAGAGAGATAAGCCTTACCAGAAAAGGCAGTAGCAAACGACACGATTACATTTGGTCCCGAATAAACAATGTCGCCTTCAACTTGAGCACCACTAGAATCTACTACTGTGACATTTGGAACGAAGGGTAGACCATGAGTAATTGTCCATGTTATTGCGGGAGTCCCTTGATTAAATACATAACTCTGTGGACCACCTGATCCGCCTCCACCAGAACCTAATGGATCATAAAGAAGATCAGCTTCCGCTTGCGTGAGAAAAAGTGCATCGGCTTCTGCCTCGGTTAAATAACCATTTCCACTTCCTACAGGGGATAGAGGATCTGTGAGAATGTCGTGGAGATTAACAGGTGAGGGTAATCCTGAGGTTACTAAAAAGGCCCATTCGAGAGAGCCACCTTGTAGAGAAGGAATTTCTTCATAGACGACGTAATAGGTACCATCTGGCGTGATGTTGTCGTTACATTCTAGAGCAATAGACCAAACCCCAAAGCCATTTGTAACTCCATCAACTAGTGGTCCTACTTCTGTCCAATTGTTCTTACGGAAACCGTTAGTAGGACGAATGTAAATCCGAATCTTAGCGCCAATGATCGGATTAAGTGATGGATCTACGAGCGTGTTGGTAACCGTCTTAGTTGCCATCTGTTTCTACCTTAACGGCAACGATTGTCCCAGTCTCGGTCTCAACAAATTCTACAGGTTCCAGAACTCGAAAAGAACCTACTGGGTCCTCAATTGGCTTTGCTTTGGCTTCTTTCTTTTCTACAGGAAGCGGCACTATCTGGTAGTTGGCCGTTTCCCTAAACTTCGAAAGGACATTAGGAGTCACGTAGTTTCCTTAAGTTCCAGGGACGAAATAGGTACCGATTGAGCCTTTAATGGTGGGATCAAACAGCCAGTAAGGACGAATACTCATGTTCAATCCAGGTGCGAAATCTTCGTTGTTTGACCAAGCTCCGTTAGCTGTTCTTGAACCCGAAGCAGTAATGGCTACTGGAAGTGTTCGCCAAGTAGCGTCGCGAGAAGTTTGGAAATCGAAGCCCCACTCCATTGGAGCGTTAGAATTGAACGTAATCGTGAAGTTGCTTCCAACTCCTGTACCTCCGAGTGTAGCAATAGTCCGTACCACTATGCTCCCGTTGAGCAATTCAGAGGGCACAGCCGTGTTAATCTCGCCGGCACTCAATCGGTACAAGAATCCTAGGTCGAAGATAGTCAATCCACTTTGCTGAGCTTTCGGTAGAAACTTAAATTCCTTGTGGTAAGCACTCGCCCTTAAAACGTTTCCTACAGGGTTCAAAGTGCTCTCAACGTATCTTTGGTATCGTTCGAAGTCCGTAATCCATTTACATTCAATGTCGTCAGCCGTTAGGCCCGGCGTCACGTCCTCAGGGTGAGTTAGTGTAAACGCCACTACTCCGTTAGCCGCTGACGTGTTAAAGAACTTCTGATCTACGTAGGCTTTAACTAGTGGGTCGTTGTACCAAGTAGGCTTAGCCTTAAGTAAGAGCCTCTCTTCTGTTCCCCCAATTCGATTCTCGACTACGCTCCCTCCTGAACCGCTTACAGCCCGACAACAGTTCCTAATTGTAACGTTAACCACTTAATTCAACTCTTTACTTGAGACGTTCAGAATCTTCTCTTCAAGAAGCGTAGCAATCTCAGTCAACTGCTCTGGCTCTACGTACCTCATCAGGATTTCCATTAGCTGTGCCAGAATCTTGGTGAGGTTAATAACTGTTTCACTCTCCGGCCTAAAGAGCCCCGTGAACTCGTGAAAGTACTTAATCGCTTGCAAGTCCCCCGCTAACACTAATTTCCCTAAACTGAGTTTCGCTTCTTGTTCTAGACCCGTGAATCGTTTATCAATTGCTGAATTTAACCGCTTAGCAAAATCCGGGTTCTTTAGCCACTGGTTGTATTCAAGTGTACTAGACCCAATGCTTGTTAGTTTAGCCTTAACAGTTCTCGCGTCATTGAGATCAAGTAGCAGTTTAATAGCCATCTGCTGCTTAAGACGAATTGCCTGATCCTCTGTACCAAGTTCTTGAGTTCTATATTTTCCTACAGGGGGCCGGGAATTAATTGGCTCCTCACTTTGCTTAAGCGAGGGTGGGGAGTAATAGGTAGGAAGATTTGCTGATTTTAGGAGGTTGTTAATTGCGTTTGGGTTTTGATAGATTTGTGCACGGAGGTTTGGAGGAACATTAGTTATCTCCGGGTAACTACCGTGAGTTTCTAAGTGGTGCTCTAAATACTCCAGAACCTCTAGCATGTGTCTTAGAGTAGATTAATTAGTTAGCAAGCGAAACTTGGCACTAAAATAAAAAAATTTGTAGAGAAAGAAGCTTCGCAAGCTTACCGGCGTGGGGTGCAAATCGCGGGGACCAAACTTTGTTAGGCGTGCCTAACACGAGCCGTTCATTTGCCTTAATTCGGCTGTTAAGTAAGCCTAACTTTAGGCATTCATTTGCCTTAATTCGACTGTTAGGAAGGCTTAACGGCGGTTATTCATTTCACCTTATATCCATTATTCGATTGACCTTATATACGTAATTCATTTGACCTTATATCCGCAGTTTCTGGTCGCGCTATATACGTTAATTCGGCTCATTCCATTGCCGAACCGTTGTGGCACTACGCGAGCGAGCGCGCATCGCGTGCGCGCCGTTCCGATTCCGAGCCGAGAACCTTTCGGGACCATAGTCCTATCCGAATGATCCGTTTGGCCTATGGTCAACGGCGACCGATCGGATTACCTTGGTGAGTGCCGGGCGATAGCACGGGCAGTACGGAGCCCCACTCCGAAAGCGACGGGCAGTCCCCCTGAGAATCGGCGGGACAGTTACGGACCTAAAGTCCACCCAACCCAAACCCAAACCGAAAGGGAAACTCACCATGGCAACCGCAGGCAAGACCAAGGTCGGCGGTGAAGTCGTCGTGCCGGAAGCGATTCCGACCGAGACGACCGAACCGACCGCCGAGCAGGCAAAGTCCCTAGCGGACCTGAACCTGCTTCTCGCCTCGCTCATCACTCTCAGCGTTACTGCTGCCAGCGATGAACAGAGGGCAGCGCTTCGGAAGGCAGTCGATGCCTACCTGAGCGAGTGCAAGGCAACGTTCTTCTCGCTTCGTCTGACCGCTTCGGCGGATTACGACAAGGCGACCGAAGGATTCGCCAAGACTTACGAAACGGCGGTTAAGCCGCTTCGTGAGGCTTACGAGAAGGCTTGCGAGCCCTTCGCCAAAGCCTACGACGAGGCTTGCAAGCCGTTCCAAGGCTTGCTCGCTGGAGCGAAGGAAGCGAAGGACCTGCACGACACCATCGTGACCCTACTAGGCAAGCGGGACGGATACGGAGACCTCGAACTCCTCCCCGTCCCGAAGGGTAGGGTCCCGAAGGCGAAGGCCTAACGGTCCGGGAGGGAGGCGAAAGCCTCCCTCCCACCTTCGGCAGCAAGACCACCCACCTACCGAAAGGGAAACGATGCCAGCACTAGTACCAGGTACCGACTGGTACCGTTACGTATCCAAGGCTTACGATCGCCTCTCGCTTGCGGATCTCCGTTCGCTTTGGCGAGAAGAGGGAGGAGCCTTGCCAGTCGCCGAACGGGTCATCCTCATGAGTGTCTACGCTCGGAAGATGAATGGCCGAGCTCAACTACTCGGACCCGCCGGTTATCCGAAGGCTTAAGTCTTTCGTCCTGAGCATGACGCTAAACCGCTCACCACACCAACCGAAAGGGAACCCATGACAATGGCACTCACAACCGCGATCGTTACGCTCAAAGCGGAGATTGCGATGCACGGCCCGAAGGTGGAGAAGCTCCACCGGGACTACCTGGCAGCGGCGAAGGAACAGCACTCTCGCATAACGCTGCTGGCGATTCTGACGGAGCGTCGGAAGGAAGATGCCTGGCAGCGTTACGGGCTCGGCGAGTGAAGCGCAGCGAGGAGTCTGGCCGAAAGGTCAGGCTCCGGGCTGGCGCCCGCGTCGCAACATTTGGCCTCGCATTCTCGCATTCTATCTTTACAATCTTTAGTAATAGCGTTACTTAGTAATAGCGTTCTTTATCTAAGCCGCCGTGTTCCACGAGTCGCATTCATTTAGCCTTTTAATAGCTTGAGCTAAACTCAGATTGTTTAATTGTCTGGGTCTTAACTCGGCGCCGGGCTTGCGCCGGTCGCATTCCATTCGTTCTATAAGTCAGACTTTAGATTAGCAGCGCTTTATAGGGCTTTTTACTCTTGGCGCTATGTAACTCTCTCTACAGGGCGGCGTTAACTATCTGTGGGCATTACCTATGCACGCTCGATTATTAGGTGCCTCATCACGCATAATTTCGAGACTAACTTGAACCCCCTTGCTTCTTCGAAGCAGGGGTTCAAGTCTAGGGCAAGTCTTTGTGCATAGCATACATACGCTGACCTGGCCTTATGCGCCCTATGCGCCGAGGCGCTATGCACGCATAGGAATAGCGAGAACGTGCATATAAATACCGTCACTTACTTAGATCGACCAACTATGCCAAACCCCTTGACAGACCATAGTCCGCTCCCTTATAATCCGCCCTATGAGCGCCTCCGAAGTCCTACCTAAGTACCCACTTACTACTCTCTCAGCTACTGAATTAGCAACTCGCCTAAAGAGTCACTTTAGACTCACGTTTGCAATTGATCAACTTGCAGATTTACTGCTAGCACTCGACGGAGCAACAGAGACGGACAAACTGCACACTCAATTGAGTCTGGCTGAAGCAAGTGGAATTAATCAGAGTACTATTTCGCGTGGGCTAGTACCTCCTAAGTGGCTTTCACAATTCGTGACTGATCTACCAAAGGGACTCAAATTAAACAGACTAGCTTTAGATAACCTGCTAGTGACTTCGAAAGGCGGCCCTGTAGAAAGAATTAAGACCACGAGAACGGTATCAATCAACGATCGGCGACAAACTACGGATAAGGGTTACTTCGTATTGAGAGTAATTCCTCCAGTTAACCTTCACCCACAACTCCAATCAATTTACGGGAAGGAAGGAATTATTGCAGATGAGTGGAAGCAATATGTTATGCAAACAGGCCCGCGTCAACTAAATGAGTTAGTGTGCTTTATTAAGTGGGCGCAAGATAATCCTCTAGCAAATCCGTATGACTTAGGAATGTTTCCGCCCGATTCATTTGGTAAAGAAGTCTATCAAACAGACCCTCAATTTCGAGTCGCGGAATGGCAAAGCTTTATCCTAGAGAACCTAGCTGCTTTATCCATCGAGAAGATACAATTCTACTTCATGCTCTATCTTTGGTTAATGAGCACTAAAGAAATTGCGCCTAATTTCAACAACACGCATTACCTAAAGGCTATTGTTGATATTATTCCTCGACAAACGAAAGCACATCTCCAAGCGAACTTCGAGTTCTTTACTTTTCTCGATGAATTCCACTGGAAAGCTTAAGAACGCAATTACAAAATAACGCTATTACTAAAAGAAACTTATTGACACCTTCCATTCCGTCGTGGTACCATTCCCGCATGGAGCCGGACGACGCCCAAAGTGCTTGCAATTGCAAGCACCCGATAACGTCTCCAATACGAAAGGGAAACCAGATGAGTGAGGAAACCGAATCCATTAGGGATAAGGTCGAGGTTGCAATGGAGTACGGTATCAATATCGTCTCCTTTGTGACGCCGAATACAAGGGATGAGGCTTTCGCCGACGCAATCTTTGCGGCGAATAAACTCCGTGGCGAATTGGACTCCGGCGATGAAACTCGCCCGCCTACTGCCACGGAATTCAAGAAGGCTAATGAATTGGACGAGGATGAAACGGCCGAGGTTATGGTCTTTCGTCAGGAATTGCACGACCTGTTCGTGAAGCATAACGCTTACAACACGACTAAGGTTCTCGCCGAATTCGCTAAGGTTCTCTCGACCGAGGCTAAGGTTTGCGATGACGTGCTGGAAATGAATCTCCAGCAGGAATTCAACCTGAATAAGAAAGTTACGCTTGGCAAGAAGCAATTGCACCAGGACTTCATTGTCCTCCGCAATCTCATCATCGAGATGGCTAAGACTCTCGGATGGAAGCCGGAAAGCAATGATTGGAAAACCACTATCCCGGCTAAGTCGGCGAATTACGCTGACGAAATGCCGATGCGTAAGGCTGAAGTTGCTTTCTACTCCCATTCTTATCGGGTCCAGCAGATCAATACCGTGAGGGATGAGAGCGGCGAGGTTATCTCTAGCGAGTTGGTTAGGGAAAGGGAATTCGAAGCGGGCGAGAACGCAACGTCACTCGCTCACGCTGTTGGACTGCTTCCCTCGCTTACCCGTAAGGGAATCCTTGGCTTCATCAATGCTTTGTGTGAATCATTCGGCATAGAGGATTTCAAGGCTCTCGGCGAGGATTACAAGTCGGGCCGTCCCGATGAGCCTTCCTTCACGTTCGTTTACTCGGACGATACCTACTTCAACCTGTTCATTCTCCCGGCCAATACGATCCAGAAGGGTAACTGATACCAATGACAAGCATTGAATCAGGTGAACCGATCATCGTCCCGACAATGAGCCAGGTCTCTATGGAGATCGCTCGTATTCGGATGAAGATTGACAACCTTAAGAACAGTGAGAAGGGTGTCGATATCCCGAACATCGACAAGGAGAAAAGCGAGGCTTATCGCGTTTATCAGGAAACCGTTTCCATTCTGGAGGCTAAGCGTAAGGCCGTCCAGGACGTCAAGGATGCCATCACTAATCAGCGAGTGGAAACAGAGGCTGATCTAGAGAAGAAGTTGAAGTTGCTTGCCGAATTGCAGAAGGCTGCACAAGAGGCGGCTTTCTTTGAAGAGATGGAGAAGGCTCTGATCGAATACCTCCAGGATATCGAATCCTGGAAGATCGTTGCCGCTTTCCAGAGGCAGGACATTCTGGAGACATTCAAGGCTTACAAGTTGGGCATGAATGGCTTTGGCAATTTCAACGATATGGGCCTGGGTAAGACAGTCGAGATGATTATGGCACTCATGCTCATCAAGGCTGACTTCCTTAAGGAGCATAGTCGGGAGCCGAGAATCCTGCTGCTTACCAAGCAGAGCCTCATCATTTCCACGATGAGGGAATTCCACAAGTGGGTGCCTACCTACCCGATCTTCCCGATTGCTGGATCAATGCCGCCGGCTCAGCGTGAGACAATGCTCGGCATTGCCCTGTCGAATAACCTCACTATCATTTCCAACTACGAAATCGTTAACACGACGAAGATCGTTAGGGAAATGGATTGGGATATCGTGATCGTGGATGAGTGCCACAAGTTGAAGGGTGGCGCTAACAAGAGCAAGCCTTCACAAATCTGGATCAATACCAAGGAAGTGTGCCGGCGTGCAAGGTTCATGATTATGATGAGCGGCACGCCTATGGTCAACGCTCCTGAGGAAATGTGGGCCTTGCTCCACATCTTTGATCCCGAGCGCTTTCCAACCATGAAGAAGTTCATGAGGGATTTCGGGCTCTACAACTATTCGACAGGGCTTGTGAAACTCGACTCTGACCTTCTCTTGAAGGGTGCTTTGCACGGTCGTTGCGTTCGCCGGCGTAAGGATGAGGTTGGTATTCAGTTGCCTGATCTTGTTCACTCGTATCGGTATCTGGAAATGACCGACGCTCAGCGTGAATTGTACGACCACATGAAGAGCAAGTTCTATATCTGGCTGGAGAAGCAGATCGAAGATAACCCTGGCAAGGCTTTGGCAGCGCAGGCTATCATCGCTCAACTTACTCGACTGCGCCAGATCAGTGTTTGGGCTGGCTCTATCAAGTACCAGGATGAAGAGACTGGCGAGACAAAGAGGATGGAGTGCTCTGAGTCGAGCAAGGTGAACGAGGCAATGGATATCATCGAAGAATTGAACGATAGCCAGGAGAATGTCGTGCTGTTCTCCACGTTCAATGAGCCGATGTACGAAATCCAGCGCCGATGCAAGGAGAAGGGAATCATTTGCGAAACGGTTACCGGCGACTACTCGGACCCGAACATCTCGCAGCGTTTTCAGAACAATGAGATCCGAGTGCTTTGCATTAACTTGCAAATGAGCGAGGGAATGAACCTCCAGAAGAGCAAGGATTGGGAAGGTGGCGCTTCTAATGTCATCATGATGGATCTTTGGTGGTCACCGGCTCGCAATGAGCAAGCAGAGGCACGCATCCACCGTACTGGTGCAACAGATAACTGCACCATCCATATCCTCCACAATGAGGATTCCATCGACGGATTCATCGCCGCTAAGGTTGAAGAGAAGGCAGCGCAATTCGCCAACATCCTTGAGCGTAAGGAAATTCGTCCGGCATCCGAGTGGAAGAACCTCTTGGAAGGATTGCTCTAATGATTTCCCTGAAAGAATACGACCGTATCCACGATGGCTGTATCCAAGCCAAATACAAGCACAAGCAGACGGGAGAGATTATCGCTCAACGTAAGCGTCGGCCTGCTAACGCTACTCCCGATGTTTGTACCTGGCACGCTAGCGTTTACTGCCAGGATCATCCGAACCGAAATGACTCGGCTATCCCTAGGCCCGTTTGCGGCTATAAGGGTGAGCCTGTTTGTTCGCCGCCCGATTGTTCTGGTGCCTGCCCTGTAGGAATGCCTGATACTCGGCCAGACTTTAGGCACACCCAAAGACTAGAGATGTTGTCTAAGGATTGGAAGGGATGGGTCGATCCTCTCAATCGTTGCGTTGGCAATCTCGTAGAAATCCTGCGAGCAGATGGCCGTTCCGATACGGCTATTCATAACATCGTTGAATTGATCTACTTCAAGGAAAGGGATGAAGCATGAAAGACGCTAACCTAGCGTTGCAACACTTCCTCAAACTCTATCACGAGAATCTTAGTGATGGTAACCAGAGGAAAGGACAGGCAGCGTTTAACGCGCTGTATCAACTCGACACTCTCGTAGCCGATATGATTCGCGGATCGCAGTTTGACCCATTCTATCGCGACGAGCGTATTCCAGCATTCATGCAGGAAGTCTTTGGAAGGACTATCTCACTATGAATCCAGAAACTTTGCGAGGATTGAAGTTTGAGTACGAGATTTGGGAAGAGGCTTTGGGCGTTATTATTCGCCTAGAGGATTGGTTCTCGGATCGTAGTGCTTGGACTAAGGGTCAGGCTTATAAGGAGAATTCCAACGGAACTTGTCGCTACTGTCTCTCGTATGCGGTGACAATCTTCTGCCCTACTCAACATCGACCTAATACTTGGCGAGCGGTACAACAAGCCTTGCACGTCAACCTTCCTGAGACATTTCCCTGGCGATCAACACAACTCGAAGCATTTAATGACCACCGCAGCACTACCTTTGAAGTGCTTAGGCAACTTCTAAGCGAAGCGAAGGAATCAGTCTTTCTTGCAATGGAGGCTACTCTGTGAGTAGCTATCTGATACTCTCCGAAGAACTCGCAAATTGTGAAAGACTGGTGACCAGAATGAGCAACACTCTTAATTACATTTACGACCTGATAGAAGAGGCGCAGCAAAGTCTCAGTGAGCGGCGTCCAATGGATGAGGACGTTGAAGAGTGTCGAGAGAAGTTAAAGGCTGTTTATGAACTCGCTCAGGAATGGGTTTCTAATGGCTGAGAACCCTACCTTTGAGATTGTCATTCAAGAGTTTGAGCGACTCATGGCTAAGAAGTACCCGTTTAAGCAAATAGTCATCATCGTAGCGGATAAGATCCAGCATATCTATACCGTGGAAGATGGCTTCGAGAACGGGATAATGGAGATTAGAGTAGGTCCCGATTACCGCCCCTCTCTGGTGTCCTGGCTATGGGACACCAGAGAGGGGTTACCACCTGGTACGCAAGCGCCCAGACCCCTATGCGGGCACGATAGCCGCACCGATCCTCTCAGGCAGGCATTCAATGGGCGAACAGGCGTTCGATATGGACATTATAAACGAGGGTATTGCTAATCTAACAAGACAAGCAATCCTTCAAGGGTTGATAGAAGATCCTTCTCCCTTTCTCATAAAATCTAAGCAAATCAAGCCTAGAAAACGCAATATTAAGTTCTTTCGTGATCTTCTCGCAGATAGGCGCAAGGCATTCAAACGAGGTGAAATAGAAATTCGGCACGGAAACCTTAGCTCCTATCTCTACTATGACTGTAAGTGTAAGGAGTGTAGGCAGGCTTTCCTCATCTACGGAAGGGCTAAATGATGATACTATTCCCTATCTTCATCGGCATTTGTGCAATCACAATGATTGTTGCTCTGGTGTTGCTTATCATCGGCGAGAAGTCTACGCTAGATGAATACGAGAAGGAGAACAATGCCTACTGAAACAATCAATCCAACCATTCCTCAACTCCCAAAGTTTGAGGTCAATGACTTAGTGGAGGTTTATCCGGGGCAGTTAGGTCGCATTTTATCTCCAGCTTATTACGCAATGCCAAACGGAGGCTATTACTTAGAGGTTGAGTTGCAAGGATCGGATACAAGAAACCCGATCATCTATGCTCCTTATTCCATAATGACTTGGGCGGACAATGAAGAGTTTCGATGAATTGATGGCGGGTGCAAATAAACTCCTGGCAGGTCAGACAATTTCTACAGGGCCGCGGGTTTCAAATCCCCGTAAAGTAGTGGGGTACCTAAAGCCTGGTGACCCAGCACTATTGGCACCGAAGGAGACTATGCACTACAAATTTCTACCAGTAGAAGAGAACGTTCGTCAGGAAGTAAATGTAGTGTTGCATCTATTTCCCCACGACGAAAACCCGGTTCCTGTAGAACATGCTAAGGCTTGGAAACTAGTACTAGAGCTGTATACAGCAAGGCTTATTGTTCATACGCATGATTCAAGAGGGCCGTGTTTCACAGCAGACGGTTGTAAGGAATTCGAATGACAAAGAACGAGGACTTGATTAAAGACTGGCGTAGTACAGGTCGCAGAAAGGCTAGGAGAGAGCTATTCAATAACTATGTAGAGTTTAAGTGTGTTGGCTGCGGACGAACTAGTAAGGAGCCGCCTAAAGACGCGCCCAAGCATTTCGATGAAATTTGGCCGGAAGCAAATCGAACTCTCGATTACTCTTTGCAGGCCAATCACAAAACGAAGAATTACAGAGATAATGATGTATCTCTGTTGGAATGGTTGTGCCAGCCTTGCCACAAAGAACGAGACTCCTCTACGGGTAAGGGCGAGAGCACAGTCAACATGGTCGAGCACGTCTTAGGCTTCGACCCTGCTGAGTGGACCTAGCAACTATGAGAAAATCCTTGACGGCCCATAGTTGACGGGTGTACCATGAACCTCGGAGCGGGGGACTCTCTCCCTCGCCAGCCGAGACAACCAAAGGAATAGGAACCAATGACACTTACCGAAAACCCACAGTTGGGTGCAGCACAGATCATGTATTCGGACGTGATGAATCAACTGTCCGATATTGATGAGGCGCTGGATTCAACAGTCGATGCAAAGTCCGCTGGCAAGCGTGCGCTTCGCAATCGGCTTATGGAGCAATTCACCGAATCATGGACGCCGGCAGTTACGGCTACCATTGAGCACCTGAATTCCGTGGAGATGAGCGAGCGAGTGGCTATGTTCTCCGCTTTCATTCAGAACCTCAACAAGGCTTTCGAAGAGGACAGCAACAAGTTCCTTGAGGCTCAGGTTGAGGCGAATAAGACTGACGCTCCTGAGCAGCCGACCTTTACCGAAGAGCAGATTGCAGAGATGCAGGCTAAGCGTTCGGAACTCTATAAGGCTGCGAAGAGCACGCGTGAACTCGCTCTTCTCTTTGGCGGGACTGAGGATCTCTTCCCGATGCCGAAGAAGCGGACTGGTACTCGCGGTCGTAGGGGTAAGCGAGCGATTTCGCTTTACGCCTGGTCACTTAACGGTGAGGCTCTTTCCACCGAGAACAACAACCTCGCTTATGTGGCAGAGAAGTACGGTTATGATACCGCTGCTGTTCTTCGCAATGCGATTCGTGAGGCTCTTGGATTGAAGGATCTCAAGGACCCGCCTCCTCAGATCACGTTTGTTCTTCCTGAGGGTTCGGTTCTCTCTGGCGTGAGGGATCTTTCGGAAGAGGCCGATACCTCAACCGATGACGACGAGGATGATGAGGATGAGAATGGAGAAGATGACGAAGACTGAGCGCAAACCGCGTGCAATGACTACCTGGGAATGTAGTAAAACTTCCCAAATATAATTATAGGTTTGAGCGCGGTGCCAACTGGCTAAGTGGATTACCAGCCGCCAATGCTCCCTCTAGTGATTGAAAGTGGATCTAGGGTCGAACCCAACTAGAGGACTCTTGCTGCCAAGTAGTGATCGAGAGCACTACTCTGGCGCAGAAATCACCCGGTAGGGTTTCCTTATTCCCTTTCGGTGGCTCTACCGGGTGAACTTTCTTACCAAGATAAGAGAGAGGAAAACAAATGGGTACATATGAGGGAATAGTTCCTATTGATGATGAGGACGATCCATGTATTGTCTGTGGGGATGAAGCAGTCAACGTCACTTTCCCCTACAAAGGCGGCAGAGTGGGCCTTTGTGGAGATTGCGATACCAAAGCAGAACAAGAGTTTGTTGATAATCACGCTCTAAGCAATCTCAACTGAAAGGGAAATTGAATGTTGCTTTTCCTTGATATGGAAACGACTGGACTCGATTATTTCGCGGACATACCGCTTGAAGTCGGAATCATCCTCATGGAAGAAAAGGGGATGAGGGAAATTGCTAGAAACTCTTGGCTATGTCGTGTTCAAGGGTTCATTGCAGAACCTACTAACGAATTCGTTTTCAACATGCACACCAAGAACGGACTACTGGCAGAACTTCGTGAGTCTAGCACCAGAACTTGGGACTCTTTCTCCCAAATTGATGATGACATTTGTTCATGGGTTGAAAGAGAATCAATCGAAGTCTTTGGAACCGAACCTGGAACTTGGTATCTCGCAGGTTCAAGCGTTCACTTCGATCGACGTTTTGCAGAGCGTAGATTTCCTCGATTCAATTCCATGCTTCATCACAGGCACTTTGACGTGTCAAGTATAAAGATGCTTTCAATGCTTGAAGGCGAGTCTTACGAAAAGGGTGAGGAACCTCATCGTGCATTGGCTGATCTTGACTTGGATATTGCTTGGGTTTGGGCCTACAAGCAGCGAGAAATGCTCACTAGGTTTGGTGATTGATGCCGACTCATAAAGTAGTCACAATCAATCCTAATCCTAAGTATCCGGCGAATAAATCTCCGAGGTTTGTGCAGTTGATAGAGATTATCAAACTGCATGGACCTCAATTTCGCATTCCCGAGGATGCTCAGGTAGAATTGCCTGATGCTCACCACCACATGCATCCCAATGCAAAGATTGTTCCTGTCTGCGCTCTCCGAGATAATTGGGTGGCTTTCTTCTATTCCGACGAAATCACAATGGAGTGATCGTGCCTGAGATGTTTGTAGATCAATTCGTAGTTATCTTTGAGAGTCCACATCAGGAGCAGGATCTGAATAGGAACATCGTTTCTTATCAGTCTCCTATTAGGACTGACGGTGTTCTTCATCAGACTTACGAGGACGCTGTGAAGTGGGGAGAGGAGAATCTTCCTGGCCGTGCATTTGGTTTCACGGTTAATAAG